GCCTGTTTCGCCTGTGGGACCCGTGGGACCCGTTTCACCAGTAGGGCCCGTGGCACCTGTGGCGCCTGTTTCGCCTGTGGGACCCGTGGGACCCGTTTCACCAGTAGGGCCCGTGGCACCTGTCGCTCCTGTTTCGCCTGTGGGACCCGTGGGACCCGTTTCACCAGTAGGGCCCGTGGCACCTGTGGCGCCTGTTTCGCCCGTGGGACCCGTGTATCCTGTTGGACCAATTTCACCAGTAGGACCCGTGGATCCAGTAGGACCAGTAGGACCAGTAGGACCAGTATAGCCTGTTGATCCCGTCACACCAGTGGCACCAGTATCTCCCGTTGGACCCGTGTAGCCAGTGGGACCGATTTCACCAGTAGGACCTGTTGGACCCGTGGACCCTGTGGGACCCGTGTAGCCAGTGGGACCCGTGTAGCCAGTGGCACCTGTTGATCCAGTATCTCCCGTTGAACCCGTGTAGCCTGTGGGACCCGTGTATCCTGTCGATCCTGTGGCACCTGTGTCTCCCGTTGGACCCGTGTAGCCAGTGGGACCCGTGTAGCCAGTGGCACCTGTTGATCCAGTATCTCCCGTTGGACCCGTGTAGCCTGTGGGACCCGTGTAGCCAGTGGCACCAGTGGCACCTGTGGCGCCCGTGGGACCCGTGTAGCCTGTGGGGCCCGTGTATCCTGTCGATCCTGTGGCACCTGTGTCTCCCGTGGGACCCGTATAGCCAGTGGCACCCGTGTATCCAGTGGCACCTGTCACACCAGTGGCACCTGTTGAACCAGTAGGGCCAGTATAGCCTGTTGATCCAGTCACACCAGTGGCACCTGTGTCTCCCGTAGGACCCGTGTATCCCGTAGGACCCGTGTATCCTGTCGATCCTGTGACACCTGTGGCGCCCGTGTATCCCGTTGCACCCGTGTATCCTGTGGATCCTGACACACCCGTCACACCCGTCACACCTGTGTAGCCTGTGGCGCCTGTGTAGCCTGTGGGACCCGTTACACCTGTGGCGCCTGTGGCACCAGTTGATCCTGTAGGGCCATCGATACCATCCAAGTTCACATTGTAAACCACTGTGGCACTGAAGTCCCCTGTGATATTGCGAATCGTGTTGACAGTAAGGGCGCCTGTTGCGGGATCATACGACTGGACACGTGCCTCAAACGAGATGGTAGGATCAGAAGAGGAGACAATGATGACACTGTTTCCTGGAATGTAGGCCAGGTTCGTAGAAACAGTCATGCTTTGGGTGCCATCGAAGGTGGGGGTGAGGAGAACGGCGGTCGTTGTGGCCGTCAGATAACGATCGGAAAATCCTGTGGGTCCCTGTGTTCCTGTCGCGCCTGTGGCTCCCGTTGCACCAGTGGGGCCTGTTTCGCCTGTAGGGCCAGTAGGACCTGTTACGCCTGTTACGCCTGTTGCACCTGTTTGACCGGTATGTCCTGTTGATCCAGTAGTTCCTGTGGGACCTGTTACGCCTGTGGCACCAGTGGGGCCTGTTTCTCCAGTAGGGCCCGTGTAACCTGTGGGACCTGTTTGTCCCGTGTCGCCTGTGGCGCCTGTCTGTCCCGTGGCGCCTGTAAAACCCGTCGCGCCTGTCTGTCCCGTGTCGCCTGTGGGTCCCGTCGCGCCTGTTTCACCTGTGGTTCCTGTATTCGAGGCAAGACCTGGATCTCCCTTTGCTCCTGTCATTCCTGTAGGACCCGTCGCGCCTGTCATACCCGTTACACCCGTCACACCAGTGGATCCCATCGAACCGGACGCTCCCGTATTGCTGGAGAATCCTGGTGGACCATCGTTTCCTGTGGGACCTGTGGCCATGTAAATCGTGGGATAACATGGTGGGACGGGTCGCGGTGGACATACAGGTGGCGTGTACCCATAGTACGCCATCTAATATCTATTACAAACATCCTAAAAAGATTCTTCGTTATTCTCCCACTGTTCATAAAAATTGATGATATATGCGATGATAGAAGAGATAGATTGTTAAGATGCCTTATTGTGAACGCCACGAAATAGATACTCCTCATAAATGTCCTCGGTGCACGGTGGAGAAACGGGAGAAGACCATGATGGAGCGGTATGGCGCCAGAAGCGCGTTACACACGGCTCAGTTCAAAGAGAAGAAAAACGTAACCAGTTTGGAACGATTTGGAGTGGTGCATGGCTCTCAAACAGAGCATGTTAAACAAAAAACAAAAGATACCAATCTCTTACGTTATGGAGTGGAACATGGGCTCCAAAGCGCAGAGATTCGCGCGAAAGGGGCCGCTACCATGGTAGAGCTCTATGGAGTAGAACATGCATCTCAGAGCGAAGAACTCAAAGAGAAACGCGTTCACACCTATCGTGAACGGTATGGGGTAGACAGTCCCTTGCAAAACAAAGAGATCCTCCAGCGTCGTAAGAAAACCAACATGGAACGGTATCAGACCGAAGAAGTGCTCCAGAATCAGGGGATCCGTGATCGGATTTCACAGACCATGATTGATACCTATGGCGCCGCGAATCCTCTCCACTGCGAGTCTATCAAGCTGAAGAAAGATAAGACATGTGAAGAACGTTATGGTCACAAAGACATCATGCGGAATACCGAGATGTTTGAAAAGGTTGCCAAAAATGGCTATAAGCGCAAAGAGTTTGTCCTTCCCTCTGGCGCAGTGATCATGTATCAGGGCTATGAAGATGTGGCATGGAAGATTCTTCTCTCCACTCTGAAGGAAACAGAGATCACGAATGATCCCAAGCTGATACCCACCTTTATCTATGAATGGGAAGGGAAGACCCATCGATATTATCCTGATTTGTATGTGGAGACTCAGCGTCGTATCATTGAAGTCAAATCCACCTATACGTATCGCACCGAGTTGGGTAAAAATCGGGCGAAACGGGATCAAGTGATGGCGGATGGATACACGTTCGAGTTTTGGATCTGCTCAAAAAAGGGAGTTCTCCATGTGCTTCATGGAGACGAGGAAGAAGAGGTTATTGTGGCTGCTGTGGCCACGGTGGAAGAGGAAGTAGAGGAGATCTCAGAAGAAGAGATCGTAGAGACATAATCATCAAAGAAAAAAGTAGAAGCTATTTTCTTGGAGGAGGCACTGTTTATTTTTGTTTTGGGAGAAAGGGTCATGGAGGGAGGGGGGTATGTTTAGTCGGTTTTAGGAAACGAGGGTGAGGGTGGGGGTCACGTCGGTTTCTTTTGTATTACAAAGCCTTGGTCTTCTTCTCGGGAAGCACGTAAAGCTTGTAAAGGTACGACTGCACATTCCGGTACGACAAATTCTCGCCCTCCTTCACGCCCAGGACCTTACGCATGGCCGCATCCGGGTGAATGGTGTGGCCCTTCTCGGCATCCTTGAGCTTGTGGGACTCGACATACGCCGAGAACGCACGAGTGACATCCGCCGGCGTCATCTGAGTGCCCTTTGGCTTGTTCAGGAAGACGCACAGCTCATCCTTGATGGTCACTGGGGTGGTGAAGATGGTCGGGCGCTTCTCCTTGACAGTGCCATCATCCTCCTTCTTGACGCGACGGCGGCGACGACCAGCCTCCTTCAGATCCTTGGCCACGCGCTTCTGGAAGCGCTGAAGGGTCTTAATGGCGGCAATGGACTCATCGCGGACCTTCTGGTGGGTCGCAATCAGGCCCGCAATCTCCTGCTCGATGGTCTTGACCTCGGCCGCCGCAGCGGTCTCCGCGACGGCAGTCGCGACAGGGGCGGCCTCCACAACCGCTGGCGCGGCAGGCGCAGCGGCCGCGGCAGCCTTGGTCTTCTTCGGGGCCGAAACGGCGGCAACGGCGGCAACCGCGGCAACCGCAACGGGGGCCGCAACCGCGGTCTCGGCGTCGGACTTCTTGGAAACTTTCTTCACAGCGGGGGCGGAGGTGGCGGAGGCGGTCTTGCTCATTGTATTAATACCGGTGGTAGTATTTGACATATTTAAACGCGTTATACCTCTCTCCCAGGCAAAACATCGCCTCAATTTTTACGGGGGGAGGACGCCGTAGACTCCTTGCGGGACCATTCCTCCCTTTTTTTTATTGAAACCACGTCATCTAGCGATAGATCGGAGAGTTTGTTACGATATGATGCAGAATATGGTAAAGAGTGATCCCTTAGGGGCCCTTATTGATGGAGCCATTAGATATGGGGTATATGACATTGTAATGGGATACACGATGAGATCAATGAGATACCCATAAAAGTCTACGGCAACTGAATGATGGAGGGTTGTCACCGATTGGATTCGTAGCATAAGAGGCATGACGGTCACACGACTGTGCGAAAAATTGCGTCAAACATAAAAATTGACGGGTTCAAAACACTAAAAAGAAAGTCATACACAAAGATACAGATCTCCCATCATGTCCAGCATTGTCTACCCCACCCAGTTCGACGCCTCCCGTATTACCATCTCTGCTCCGCGCTCGCTCCAGAATGGCTCCAAGTCCGCCTACTTCAACTACAATCGTGAGGCGCTCACCATGCAGACCGCTGTGTCCATGTCCCTTCCGTTTGGCCTGAACGTCGACGACAAGTTTGGCCCGACCAAGTATTCCATCAACGTCTCCTTTCGCGGTCAGGAGCAACGCGAGGACATCAAGCAGTTCCTGGATGCTCTGACGGCGCTGGACGAGAAGATGATTGATGAGGGCGTCAAGAACAGCAAGGCGTGGTTCAAGGCGGAGATGAGCCGTGAGGTGGTCAAGGCGTTCTACACGCCGTGCGTCAAATACAGCATGGGTCAGGATGGCAAGCCGGCGGCGTATCCCCCGAATCTGAAGGTGACCCTTCGCAAGAACGGCGATGACTTTGAGACCAAGTTCTATGACGTCCATGGCAGTCCGTATACGGGTCTTCCCGTCGAGGACATGCTCGCCAAGGGCGTTCAGGTGACGGCCATCATCACCTGCAGTAGCGTGTGGTTTGCGGGCTCCAAGTTTGGCCTGACGTGGCGCGCGAAGCAGATTGCCATTCACAAGCTCCCTGAGAAGATCGGCGAGTTCGCCTTCAAGGGTCTGGAGACAGCGCCTGTGTCTTCTGCTAGTGCGGCAGGCGGTGCTAGTGCCGAGGACGAGGAGGAGATGGAGGATGATCCCGCGTTTCGCTCTTCTGCCTCTGCTTCTTCCTCTTCCTCTGTGGTGGCCTCCATGATGCCATCCGTCCAGGACGATGATGGCGATGATGTGGAGCCGATTCCCGCCCCGCAGCGCACCGTGATCAAGAAGAAGATCATTGCTCGCAAGTAAATCCGCCACGTCGGATCCATGACATAAAAATGGGATTCCTATGGAATCTATTTTTTATGGCGACTGTGTGCTATATGTGCTACCGTGTAATAAATTGAATTCCCTTACAGTTGGCCATGGTCATCGTAGGAACAGGGACGCCTACATTGGCTGTTCGCATCTGCAGATCTAGGACAGACTGTGGCATCACCTCTACGATACGAGGACGATAGGGGGTATATCGCTCCTCTTGAAGCATGCGCAATTCACCTTCTATCGTAGTTAGAATAGCTGGAGTATTTGCTTGAATCTGTTGAAGGATCTGCCCCGTAAGAGTGGACTGAAGGGTTTCTTGCTGTTGTCGTTGACGAGCCAATAAAAACGAGCTCTGTGCGCTCATTCTCTGATGGATCTCTTTCTTTTTTCTGAGGTTCTTTCTCACGATGTCTGAAGGGACGCCTTCATGTCACGACACCTCCTTGGTGATGGGGCACTTTTGTGTCACGACACCTCCTTGGTGATGGGGCACTTTTGTGTCACGACACCTCCTTGGTGATGGGGCACTTTTGTGTCACGACACCTCATTCCTCCGCATCGGAGTCAGGAAGATCCGTAAAGATCTCCTCTCGTCCTGGATGATATCTACCGATATACGGTCCGACACGACGAGGCCCGCCATACTGGTAGAGTTTGTTCTTTCGCTTGTCTCGGAAATAGGTTTTGTCTTCATGAGTAAAGACGGAGAGGGACACATACTCGATATGAAATCCCTCTGCGGAATACTCTTCCATGTCCATTTCTTGATGCGTGGGAAGAGTCACTTCTTTGTGAAGAAGCGGTATGTCCGCCTCTTTGCCTTTCTTGGCCCCTTTCTTGGGGGCTTTTGGCTCTTTTGGTGCTTTTGACGCTTTCGTGCCCTTTGCCTTGGGATCTTTCGGCACCTGTGACTCTTTCGGCACCTCTGGTACCTCTGGTTCTTTCGGCACCTCTGGTTCTTTCGGCACCTCTGGTACCTTTGTAGGACGCTTTCTCCGAACAGGTGCGACGACATGTACAGGAACAGAAGAGGTCATAGAGACAGCAAGTTCCGGTGGCTCCGATGGCTCCGATGGCTCCGATGGCTCCGATGGCTCCGATGGCTCAGGCACGCACATCTTCGGCCGTGTGATCTTTCGTATCGCAGACATGTTCACGTTCGTTTCCTTCCTTTTATCATTCCGTATCCGTCAAATTTATAGTCTACTTAAATTCGTCCTTATGTCATTTTTCTAGAATGCCCCTTTATCGCCCATGCGCGCCCGTCGCCTATCGTCTATCCATTCCTGATCCCCATCGGATGATTCATCGCCTGACAGCGGATCAGGTAGATACAACGGTCACCTTTTCCATCCCTCCAGGGCCATGGTCCGTCTTTATGTTCGCTGCATTGGATGTCCATGGTCCTCTCACTGAATCCTTCACCGTGTCATGGTCCTCTATCCCTCTTGTCCCTCAGCAATGGTATGCGGTCCCTTCCGAGCCTACTGAACTACAGATCTCACGTGGATCGCAGAATCCCTATGGAATCATTCTTCTTCTTGCTGGATCGCACCATGACGTATTGGAATCTAAACCTCTCACACACTGAATAGGTATGAGTTCCGCGGATTATTTTCGGCCACGTGGCGACATCACCACCGTATTAGATCTCACAAATCGTGATGCACAGGACAATACCTATTTTCCAGTGGATGCAGAGGCTTCCTGGTTTCATCGTGATCCAACTACCATCTACCCCACCACCACGAGCATCCAAGAGGCCACTCAGCGCGGTCCCGCGAGTTGGGGGCACACGTTCAGCTTTGAAATCGGCTCTCTTCCTGCGGGAGACATGCTCCAGTCCGTGATGCTTCAGCTCCGTCTTGGCAGTTGGTATAAAGGAGACATTCCTGCCGCATTGGCAAACGGATCGGTGACAACAGATGTCGTGGGGCACGCTGCCGACTACTGGACCTTTATCAATCGCATGGGAGCCAGCATCATCGAGTCCGCCGATTTCATCGTGGGCGATCAGACGGTGGAGCGTATCACAGGCGAATTCATTGCCGCCTATCTTACCCTTTACTCGGATCAAAATTCCCTTCTTGGCATTACGAGTGACGCAGTGGGATCCGTTCCCTATTCCTATCTGTCCTCTGCAGGGGGAAGCCCCGTCCTCCAGACGCCATTCCATCCCGCTCGCCCTTTCCCCACCGAAGATGGAACCTATTTCTGTTTGTTGCCCTTTTTCTTCTTTCGCACCCCCTTGGAACAGGCCTTCCCTCTCTTGGCCTGTCACGAGGGACAGGTTCGGATTGATGTGACGCTCCGCCCCTTTGAACAAATGGCACGGGCCTATCTCGGATATCGTGCGAATGCGACGGACACGCCCCTTGGAAAGACCGTGACCTTTATGACCACCGCGGGACTTCCACAGACGACTACGACACTTACCCAATGCCCTGACTTTCGTGATGCGCGATTGGTGACAACCTGTTCGTTGCTCTCGGGCTCGCTTCGTAGCAAGTTGATGCGACAACCCTTTGAACAGATGGTGAAACTTGTTCAGCCCTTTTCATTTGAGGAGCCCCTGAAATACCTGGTGAGCAAGGGAGGGTCCTCGGATCAGGTGACGATTCAGTTGCCCCTAGAACTCAATCACCCCGTCTCGGAATTGGTATGGGTGTTTCGGAGAAAAGCCGTGCGTGTGAATAACGAATGGGCGAATTTTACACCATCTATTGGTCTAGAATCTACCCCTGATCGCTTCGTTCCTGCATGGCTTGCGTCGGCCTCCCTTCGCATTCAAGGGAGCGAAGTCATCTCTGCGGAGGGTGACTGGTTTCGAGAGCACATCGCGAAGACGCATCGTGGAGGCTGGAATGCGTATGCCTCTTCGGTCTATGGGTATTCCTTCTCGGCATCTCCTGAGCACCATCAGCCCAGTGGAAGTGCCAATATGAGTCGCGCGACGTCCATCCAGCTCCAGTTGACCGTTCGCACTCCTCTTGCGACCGATCTATCGACGCTTTCACCGCCGTGCGTGTTTGATCCCGCCGTCGTAGGAGGATGGGAAGTATTTGTCTTTGCGATTCATTATCAGTGGTTACGGTTTGATAAGGGAATCTGTCAGAAACTGTTTATGGATTAATCGGTGGGATGTGGCGCGAAATGCAGACGCCAGGTGGTGCAGATCGTGGAGCAGGCGCAAGAGGACATGCCATAATCATGCTATCATTGTGATCCGCCTGATACCATAGAATGTTCTCTTTCTCCGCACAGTATTCAATGACACTCCATACATTTGTCTCCCATGTCAATTTATAGATCGGCAACGTGCAGAAATCCTTCAGCACATTCTTAGAATGATCATAGAACCTCCCCAAGAATCGGTGAGGAACAATCAAGAGGCCTCCACAAAAGCGCCAATTGACTCGATTGACATCACAGGCAGGCATATGAGACCAGCATCCTGGAATCGTGATCTTCTCAAACGTGCTGGTATGGAGGGCGCGGAGGTGCTCGATACATCGCTCTTTGTTCGTGGCAATCTTCAGAAGCCCCATATCCAGCCAGATTAGCGTGGGATCGTCCGTCAGGACCGCACCTTTTTGTAGAAACTCGATCTTGGTGTTCATGAGGGAAAAGAATTCCTTGGTGTCCTTTGTGGGATGACGATGGGTGGGCAAGTCGCCTTGATACGCCATTCCGATTTGATAGAGCTCACATTCGGAGAGAGACAGGGGAATGATACGGAGGTTGGTGTTTGGATACATATTCCATAAGGGAAGGAGAGACGGGTCTGTAAAGATGAGAAAGGGAAGACCCGATTCCGCCAACGGCCGAAAGAGCTCCAGATAGGACCGCATGGCCTCGGGATTCCCATAGAGATCATAGAGACTCGTAATAAACATGTGTGGGCGTTGTATGTGGTATGGTCGCGCATTCACTTAAGGCTCTGAATATCTCTACTAAGAAGATGGTGGCCAGCCTCCTCAAAGTGATCTCCTCGGGACTTCAGGATGAGCGGTTATCCTTTCGTCCTACCCTCTATCCTTTTCAGAAAGTATGGAACAAGGCGGGACGTTTCACAACGCGGTGGGAGCGCTTAGACTTTGAAAATACACCTGCCTTTGGACAAACGGGATTCTTTCGGATTCTACGAAAAGGGCATTTGGTCACGCGTCTGTATCTTGTCGCACAGATGCCTGACATCTATACGCCTCAACGGCTTGCCGCGGCCGCGGCAGGGGCCCCCGCATTTCCCTCCTTTGGATGGACGAATTCACTCGGGCACGCCCTTGTGAATCGCATGACATTGGACATTGGTGGGTCACGTGTGGAGACGATCGACGGGCGACTCATGGAAATGCTGGATGAATTCCAGACTCCTCTTGAGAAAGTGCCGTTGATGAATGAGATGATTCGCCGAAAGGACAATGGATTCAACTCTACGTCCTTTGGATGGCCGAAAGCCGCAGGGGCATTAGGAGGAACGACTCCCTATCAAGAGAATGTAGTTGTCCCTCTCCCCTTCTGGTTCACACGAGGAGATCCAGGATGTGCACTTCCCATTGACGCCATTTCGTTTGATGATGTCCGTGTGGGTCTGACCTTTCGAACAGTGGGTGGGTTATATTCGACACCGACGCATGTTGTTCAGGACTCTGCAGAAGATGGTGCATCCTTATGGCCTCTTCAGGGAAGTTCCTTCTACGCGGCGGATCCCGTGGCGAATCCCTCTCAGACTCCACTGTCCAATCAACATGGCGTCATTACCATGCCTCAGGCACTGCTGTTGGGAGACTGTTACATTATGGCAGAATATGTCTATGTGGATCAAAATGAGGCCAATCGATTTCGTCTAGGCGATCTTCAATATCCTGTTGCACAGCATTATGCACAGCCCGCCTATGATACACGGGGACTCCCTGTGGCACGGATTCGCCTAGATGTTCCGAACCCAACCCGCGATCTCTTCTTCTTCTGTCAACCCTACATGGCGTCGTCCTATAATGCGCACTTTTTGGCGACCCGTGATCTTACGGGAAACGTGAATACACTGCCGAATGGGGCGGAGACGCCATGGTGGCCTGATGCGATGGGGCTATCGGCGGATCGGCCCTCGGCGTATCTTCGTCCTGGGTTCCTCTTGTCCGATGCGGAACCGATTTCGGGCATGGAACTAGACTATCAGGGATCCCTCGTGCGATTCCGAACGGAAGGGTGCGCGCTCTTTCGATCCATTATCCCTTCTCGTGAACAACGGAAGGCGCCGTGGATTCATCGCTATTATTATAATATTCCATTTGGTGTTCAGAATGGCTATACCCCCTTCTCTCGGCCATGTGGGGAGGCCAATCTGGACAACATTGCGTCTCGTGATTTGGTGCTGACGTTTCGGGCTCATTCGAGTCCGACGACGGGATTTACGTATTCGCGGTCGATCGTCTATGTGTATGCGGAAACCTATAACATGCTTCGCGTCTATGGTGGGCGTGCGGGGTTGCTTTTTGCGTATTAAGTGGGGACACTGCCCGCCAGAGGCGGGCGTTTCCCCACCTAGATGTAATCGCACACCGTCGCGACATACGAGCCATCCGCACAGGGGTCCACACGAAACGGCCTTCCACATCCATAGATTTCTCCTTGTATCCGATCACACTCCTCTTTGCTAGCATGTGGGGGAATCTGCTGTCCGTTGCTTATAAAAATCCCACATCGAAAGATGCGGCAATTTAATTCTATGATGTCGATCCATTGTTGGCAATGGGGGCATGGAACCAGGTTCATCTTTCTATGAGGATAATAGAAAGATGAATCAGCGATTCGTTGCGATCATGGCGTTGCTTGCTGTGGCACTCTTGCTTCTCTTGGTAAGAGGCTTCGTATCGCGCGTTTGGAGCGAGGGATTCCGCGGACAACGTGGCGGTCACAGCGGACACGGAGGTCACAGTGGACACGGCGGACACAGAGGTCACAGCGGGGTGCGATATGGCATCGCCCATCATGATCGTGGTCGTATTCGTCATGGAGGTCATAGTGATATCTACTACGGTGGAGGAAGTGGATCATGGGGGTCCTATTGGCCTTATGGGTGGCCCATCTGGGTCTATTGGCCCTATTTGCCTGACTGGCGGGCCTATTGGTATGTATGAACCTAAATCCCCCACCCTACCTATCCTCAGCTATGATTCTTACGATCCCCTATCCTGTTTTTGATATCCAACACATTCAATTATCTCCCTTTCAAGCACAAGCCTATGGGAAAAACATTGCCTATCTGAGTTATCACGACCCCTCCCTTGAGTTTCGTGATGTCAGTATCCTCACCCCTCCGATGGTCGTTGTAGAATATCAGCCTGAACATTCACGACTTCGTGTAGACGTCTCCGCCTATCCCCCTTTTCAACTCAAACTCCATACGTTACACGAATACATTGTGAGCATGTTCTATGTTCATCAGACAAGCCTTCTTGGCATTCATCATGAATCTCATGAGCGCATTCGTCAACTCTTCCATTTTTTGTTAGAAGATTCTCTCCTCTCCCTCTATATTTACCCTACGTCCCTTGTGAAGTGCGAGAATGGAACGACCTGTCGCGTGTCTGAGTTGGCGCCTGGGGATCAGATTAGGTGCGTCATTCGCTTTCATGGGATTTCCAAATTGACCCATTCACATGGGATGCATTTGCGATTTCAGCATACTCTGCCGTCTTTGTGGAAATTATCGTAGGCGCATTTCACCTAGACATCGCCGTGGCAAAGCCACGCCTAGACGGTTGATCGGCCTAAGCGGATTACCGTGACATCGCCGTGGCAAAGCCACGGGTATGAATAGTGAAATGCGCTTGCGCATTTCACCTAGACATCGCCGAAATCGCCACCGCCGTGTAAGCAAGTCCAAACGTGAGAAACACCATCACTACAAGAATATAGATCATTGCATTCAAGTCTTGAATGACATACATGAGTAGGGCAAGATACAGCAACAGTGTACCCACAAGGGTCTGAGCAATCAGCGTAGGGACCGTGTTTTTAAGGACCGTGTAATCCTCTGAGGCAGAATGCGCTTGGGCCACTGTAATGGCCGACCATATATAGAGACCTATTCCTATCAGACCTGTAAAGGCCATGATGTAGATTGGGGTGTTTGTTTGTGATTCTCCCGTAGAGCTTGAAGCAGAGTTTTGAGCAGTAGAAGAGCTGGAAGAGCTGGAAGAGCTGGAAGAGCTGGAAGAGCTGGAACCTTTGGCTAAAGACGCCCCTCTCACACCGATTGACGTAGCCAACATAACAGGCTGTAAAATAGAGAGTACCTCACCCATTCTACTTCACCTCTTTATTTTCGTTTGATCAATGCAATGGCACATGCCGCCCAGGCCAGGCCAAACCCCATGAACGCCACAAAGAGGAGAAGATACATCATGGAATCTGGTTTTATCGAATAGAAGATCAGGCCAGCAATGATTGCTGTGGCCGTGCCTCCTAAAGAGAGATAGGTGATGGTCTCCAGTTTTTCTTTTAGCCATACCCTATTATCATTAGACCCTACGAATGTGATGATATCAATGAAAGACATAATGAAAATACCAATAATCGTTATAACAATCGACACAATGTAAGTGACATGTGCAGGCTGTGTTTTTGCAATATAGACAATGATAAAGAGGAGAAGGATCACCATGACAATCCGAATCACAATCCTTGTCACATTAGAAGATCCTGTAGCCATGTCTATTCCTTCCCCGCATTATTTTTAATATTTATGGGAGGGCTTTTGATCTCACCTGATAGGAGTTTGCGCACATTATTCGCAGGAAACAATCCATCCTCTCCTGACCACAAAATAAGGATCAACATGATCACCATCCATAGTTGACCCCCAATTTTCATCATAAGATCCGACATGGTCATATCATAATTCACCATGATCCGTTCTATCTCTTCTTTTTTTTATTATCATTCTCTAGTAACCTGTGCCTATGTCTACACGTAAACAAAAAAAACGGAAACTTGCCCTTTCTGAATTCACTCGGTGCCATCCACGTATGAAAGGCACGAAAGGGACAAAAGGGGCAAAAGGAACGAAAGGGACATGCCTGCCGGATTCAGTCTATTCCCGTCTGCTCAAGACGTGGAACGTTCGCGCCCTTGATGATCTGTGGACGGCAATGTCCTGTGTGCCAGGAGCGGAACATTGTGCGCTGGATAAGAGCAGTCTAGGACAAAAAGAAAAGACATACCTTCGCGACACGTATCTTCGTCCCCGTTATCCTGCCGCGTGGCGAAAGAAACCTGATACCTGGCTGGATAACGTGAATATCGCACAAGTTATGGAACAATACCAGAAGCCCTTTCCATGGTTTCGCTTTATGGGAGTGCTTCCGATTGATTTCTCTATCCCTGACCCCTATCGCACGGATGGTGTGGTGCAATGCCTCAACAAAGACATCTGCACTCTCCAACTGAAAGCAGAGTATGAGAGAGGAATACGGGCGATCGGATTGATCTTTAATCTGGATCCCCATGACAAAGGAGGAAGTCATTGGGTTGCCTTATACATTGATCTTCACAACATTGTGGCACCCCAGATCAGCTACTTTGATTCCTATGGATACAAGACGCCCGCTATGATTGCGCGACTGATGCGGGCATTTACCCTACAGATCCCTGGTTGTCGGTTGGCATACAATGCACGACGATATCAGCGGGGCGGAACAGAATGCGGCATGTTTAGCATGTATTTTCTGATTTGTATGATTCACGGGATCCCTTTTGAGCAGTTCTGTAAAGACGCGGTGGATGATCAGATGATGCTCCAGCTTCGGCCGATTCTTTTTTCTTCGTGAGACGGATTCTCCTCGTAATGGGACTAGGATGTGCGTATGCTATCTAAAAGAATTATGGTCTAAAGGTAGTAATGTATCGTCCGGTTACACAGGACGGAAAGGGCACGTCCATCAAAGAGACGTTCTTTGGTGATTCCAATTACCATACCCTTCACACGGTATTGGTCCAGGATCTCCCTTCTCGCCATGGAATCACCCTGACTCCCGTGCACTTGGAGCGTCTTGACAAAACCATGGATCATTACCTCAAACAGGTCTATCAAAAACAGGGAGACAAACCGCTTATCGTCCTGAATCGTGAGGTCTTGACCGCCTGCTCCAAGGATTTCTCCCAGTATCTTCAGCGAAAAGAGGCAGTGAAACACGTGGAACCCGTTCAGACCGTGATGAATGATCACTTGTTTCAGGAGACGTCTCAGCGGTTTGAACGGTTGACACAGGAACGCAACGACGTCAAGGCGCTTCCCTCCTCGCTCCCTGATTTTCGGATTTCTCTCTCGGAAGACGGTCCGCCCGCTGCTGAAATGTTTGAACGCGCCAAGAAACAGCGGGAACGCGAGGCGCTTCGCACAGGCGCTGACATGCGCACAGGTGACATGGGAAAGGCCGAGGCGGGTCTCCAGGCACGTGTTTCCGCCGACTCTACCTTTCGCTCTCAGCAAGGGGAATATCAGCGCAACACAGAATATGCGCTTGTCCAGCGTCAACAGAACCAGCCACAGCCGTCCTTGGATCTGCCTCTCGCCATTCTGCCCGATCGTCGCGAGTTGCTCCGTGGCGCCGTGGGATCGTTTGATACCATGTCTAGCATGTCTGGAAACGGAAATCCGACGATCACGCAGCCCCTCCTACTACCAATCGAGAAGCGGGATCTTCCTCAGAACGTGGTGGTGCGTGAAGAGCGTGTGGTCAGTTATCGCGAAATCGAGCATAATCTCTTTATCTATTCGGCGGATCGCGACTGGCTTCAAAATAACAAGGAGAATCGCTATCGTTTCACGGTGAACTTCGATCCCGCCGCGAACGGACAGAGCTTTGGCCCGACCTTGGCCTCTCAGCAGAAGTTCAAGAACATCGTCCGCATTGAATTGGTGAAGGCCATTTTGCCTGGCGAGGGCCTATCCGTTCTTGTTCAGCGCACGACGGCGGAACAGCAGGTGACCGATACGACGTATCAGGACAACATCCTCAATTTCCCGTTTATTACGGTCCGCGTGGAGGAACTGGAGAACAACAATTACGGCACGAACAACGAGATCGACCGCAGTTTCGGTGTTCTCCAATACGATGCGAAATGGCAGTCGGACATTACGCAGGAGACGTCTTCGCGTGGGTTTCTTGCGATGATCCCCAAGTTCATGAAGTGCCAGAAAGAGTATTATCCGACGCCCTTGTCTACGCTTCAGAAGATGACGATTGATCTTCGTCGGCCGAATGGAGAGCTCATCAGTTCTACCCCTGATACGTTTGACATCAATGGTATTCTGGCGCCTCAGACGGGAACCGTGGCGGGAACGAGCTCTCCCTTTACGATCCCCATCCAATTCGGTGTGAGCCCGTCGGTATATAACGTGATGATGCCTGCGGTGGACGGATCCCCTGCCAACTTTTATGTCTCCATGTCGAAATACTTTAGCAAGTTCGAGATGTGTGCAGGAGATCGCATTCAAATCAGCGGATATGGCTATTCGGAAGAGGCGCTCAACGATCCGACGTATGGACAGAGCCTTCGTGCCTTTTCCCAATGGGTCAATCGTCCAGAGGGGCACTTGGTGCTAGCTACGGCCTATACGGACACGGTCACGAGCATTCGTGATGGTGTGAACGATGTCGGCTACGCGAACATGGTGGTGATCCAGGCTCGGTATTACGATCCGACGACGGGAAGTGTCTCTCTGTTTCCGTTTGGACCCGGGTTTGGGGCGACCTTGGCGGCGTTTGGTGTTAGTCTTCAGACGCCTCTTCGTGCCATTAACCTGAACCGACAGCTTCAACTTGTCTTCCGCATTATTACGCGGGAAATGGATTCGTTGCCTCAATTGCGTCCTGATAACAACTATTAGTTTACTTTTTCTACATGATCTTCCTTCTCCCTACCAGATAGAATGAAGAGCATTATCATTCATCATGTGCTATTCCTTATTGTTCTCTTGATTGTCATGGCAGTCCTTCTTTATCGTGAGCGCTCACACGTATCACAAGGCTTTGTCGATCTAGATATCCTTGCAGGTGGAGTGACACACACTGTTCCTGCCCAGCAACCTGGAAAATCATGGGATGACATGAAGAAAGTGTGTGACGACCTGGGGCAACGCGTGTGTTCCGTGGGAGACATCTGTGATTCTCAGAAGAAAGTGATCATACAGGGACTTCCTCAAGGACACGGATGGATGGCAGTAGGAGATCGTCCCAATGAGTGGTTAGCATGGGACACCTCCTGTCGCACCCATACAGAACAGCAGGGAGTGACACCCGACTGGGGAACAAAAAAGGATGTGCAGCCGTTTTCACGGATGGTAAAATGTTGTCCGAAAACAACTCCTGCTCCTGCTCCTGTTTCTACAGTATTCCAAGGACGATTCATTCGTATCGAGATGGGTCAGGTGGGCTGTCTCAATCTTGGAGAGATTGCAGTCATGTCCGTGAAGGATGGTCCTAACATTATTCGTTCCTCCATGGTCGTTACTACGTCCAGTTCTTATGGAAACAATGCCTATCCAGGGTCGAACGTTGTGGATCAAAAACCCGACACCTTTGTTCATACATCGTGTGCGGATAAGGGATGGGTCATGGTGGATCTCGGCGCCATGCTCCCCATCTATCAAATCGTAGTCACCAACCGCGCCGATTGTTGCCGTCAGCGTGCCAACGGCGCGGTGCTCACCATTCTGAACAGTGACAAACAGGTCCTCTACACCGCCGATCCCATCCGTAACAAGGCGGGAAGCACGACCAATAACGAGGCAGATAACAGTTCGAATGATCGCTCTTTTTACCAATTCACCTATCTCCCTCCCAACCCTGCTGTGATTGGAAGGAATGAACCACCTGTTCCAACACCTCCCATCACATGTAGTCCCAATAACTTCTGTATCGGTATGCGCAACAATCTCCCTCACTGCTACGGGAAAACGGATGGATGCCTGTGGGGATCAAATGACTGCACAAAGGATGCAGATTGCTCGAAGTATACCGTGGCGTCTCCTGCCTATACGGATGGTAAACCCTGTTCCCAATTTAAGTTGGGAGACTGGCCTTATGATGCGTGCCCTGAGGCGGCTGCCAATTTTGACGTTCGTGTCGCTCCCAATCAACCCTCGAAGTCGTATCAAGACATGAAGAGAGTCTGTGAAAACAAGGGAAAGAAATTGTGTCGCTCCAGCGACATCTGTAACAGGAGCCGTCAAGTTTCCATGGCAGGGTTGACCTCTGCCTTTACCAATGACAACTGGATTGCTGTGAGTGACAAAGATAACGAATGGCTCACTCTAAATCGCGGAGGGGATCGATATTGTAAGACGCACACGGAAGTGGCGGGATCGGTCCCTGCATGGGGAACGAGCGCGGCACCTGGGGGCTGGGAACGGTTGGCAAAATGTTGTCCGACATAAGACGTGCGACCTGAATAGGATGTTTCAACGATTAGCACAGGCGTTTCATGTGCCTGTGCCTGTCCCTGTTCCTATTCAAGAGATAGAACGGAGACCTGCTGTAGGGACAAGAGGACGAGCATCTATGGTTTCTACCCCTATGGCTCCTATGGAACCTATGGCTCCTGAGGCTCCTATGGCTCCTGCCACACAAGGATCCTTTTCTGATCAGCGCAAGTCCTTTATCAAAGAAGAAGAGGCGAAACGAAAGCAGTTATTCGATACATGTGCCTCCCTCCCTCGTTCCACGTATGACCCTCAGTCCATGGCACTCACGGGCTTTTCCGATACGCATCAAGAGGGGCATCGAGATGGAGATGTCATTAAAATATATCAACGCGCCACTCGCCCACCCTTCCAAAAAGGTCTCTTACGACAAGGGCCTGCGACAGTAGAACAAGTCCTCCAAGAGGCCCCTGTGACGGATCGCCCTATTAATCAGTTGGAACAGGGACGGCCCCTTCAGACCCCATTAACCCGTGTTCCTTATCGGATGTGTTCGGATATGCCCGATCAGACGCTCGACATGGGTTGTCTCCAGTCTCTTTTTCTGGAGATGGGAGGAAAGACCACTGGATCCATGTATCCCTCGGAGCAAAACATGATAGGGTATCATACATTGGGCACTCTTGGCGCTGTCCGACAGAGATGGACACATACCTTGTCCCAGATGACACATCCCAATCCCCACCAACAAGAGGCCATACGTTGCATGCTGGGTGCTGTCCCTGAGGCCAAACGAGCTCCCTATCATCCTGGTGTAGAAGCCTTTTGGTTCGTGAAAGACGAGGGGCGCATCGTGGGATTCTTGGGGCGCACGATCGAAACAGACATGCTGAATAAAGGAGGGGGAAAGGATTCGGAAGGAGTTCTCTATGTAACCGATCTTCGCGTAAAACAGCCTGTGTCGGCGATCTTCCGCGTGACCTCCAAGGGCTTTTGGCTCTTCCTCAACCAGCCTGCGCTCATGGATCATACCGCACGTCGTCACCTTGCCGATCGGATTCCAGTGAATCTTCCTGGACTGCTTCTGGACTTTCAACCTACAGAGATGTCCGCACCGATTGGGACGGGTCCCCAACTGATGAAATTCTTTGGATCACCCTCTGATACGTGTTCTCTTGTTGCATCACATGACGTCACCTATTCTTTGGCATGTGATACGCGTGATCCAATTCTCACCTTTGAAGTGGATCCCGTGAGTCGCACCTTTCAAGAACTTCGGAATCCTGGGATGTTCTCCTTCTGTTCCATGCGGTCCCTGGAGATGTATACCCGCACGGAAGAGCGCATGACTGTCCCTGGACAAAAAGGGTTTGCGAGAATGAACTCGTCTCAGTCAGGAATCCATCTTCCAAATATTCATGCGGGCAGTTGGCGAACCCTTACGATTGCATTTCGTATGATAAGCATGCCCATTAAGGAAACTCTCTTCCATATCATGGCACATGAGAATGGTGATATGTCCTTATTCTCCATCGTGTTGACTACGATTAATGGAAGCACTGCGGAGATGCGTTTGGAAGAGAGTAAACAGGGAAAGACACGTGTGATCACGACGCCCTATCGGTTGGGAGTGAATCATTGGTATACCATGATTATTCAGCAGACGGAGGGAATGAGAGTTCAGTTGGTTCCCTATGGACAGCCTCCACTACCGCCTGTGTACGTAGTTCGACAGGACTCTCTGTTTGGTAAAAGGTTGTGCAATTTGTCTCTTGGCACCCAGGGCACCAAGGCATCGGCTACCTCCTCGTTTCAATATGATGTTGCTTGGATTCATTTGTATGATTATGTAGTGGAGGCGCGTAGCGCCCCCACACCCCTCTCCCGTGAAGTTGGCGTAACCCCTCTCCCGTGAAGTTGGTGTAACCCCTCTCCCACGAAGTAGGCGTAACCCACACCCCTCTATGGAGGCATTCTTAGAACTTCGTAAACTCCATACCCCCTTCTCGTGGAATTGACTAGGTATTCACACGATCTTTCGTGTGACTTCGCTTCCTCTCCTATGGAGAGGGGTGTGGGGACGCTCGCGTCTCCACATACCAGGTAGGTTTCACTACAAATCGTCCCTCGATCGGATCACGGCGTACCTCTCCTAATGCGGTCTGAAACATCGTGTCCGTCTTCGCATAAATCAAATACTGGTATCCATCGCCTTTAGGATTCAGTAGAAACACATAGGGCACGTTTTTGATGGTCACCTCCAATGCAGTCTCTTTTTTAGGTTTGGCGACCGCTGCTTGCCCTATGCCTTTTCCTAAGGGCCGATCCACAGGAACCTCTTTGTATTCCATACTCGTTCGGATGGTATCCACCTCCAGTTTCGGATGAAACAAATACTGATCCGCGGCGCCTTTGATCATCAGACACGCCACATCCTCGTTATCCGCCGCATTCAACAAGCAATCTACTGCCGCCCCCTTCATCACATTGAGAAGTTCCTGATTGACCTTGTCCTTCTTCATGCTTACTTCATAGACGTTTTCATCAGAGGTCTTTCCCTTATCAGCACTCATGAAAATGGCGGCCACCTTAGATGTCCTGCGTTGCTCATCAGAAAATACGGTGTAATATGTATAAATTTCCACTTCACGGTCCTTGAAGGGCAGATCCTTATGGGAACAAATACGAATGGCACGACCCTTGACTTGATCCAGACGCACATTGTTCCAATAGGGCTCCATGATATGGACGGAGCGACAACATTTCAGGGAGATGCCTTCTGCGCCTGCTCCTGTGATGCCGATGACCCAGCAGAGGTCTCCATAGAGATTGCGATCCCTTTCAAAACCTGCCTGTTGGAGGATAGTCTTCATAGAGGCAGGGAGCTTCTCCAGATTTCCATTGAAGACGTCGAGCGTCAATTGGCGGCGCTCCTTCGAGCCCTCTCCTGTAAAGGTCAGGAACCGCTTCTTGTTGAACTGGGGATTCTGTAGAGTGGCTACTGTCTCAGGGGAGAATGAAAACGGGGGCTTGTCACCCAGAATCGTAATAGGTGCATATCCATTGGCCTGAAGAGTAATGCCGAGCACACCGAGGCCCTCTACCGTTTTGAATTGCGAATAGACAAGATTGCTTCCTTTGGAGGCGTTGATGCGTTTCATCATCTCGTGTAGCTTGGGAGAGAATTCGGACAGGCGTGAGGAGGGGTCTTTGTTGCTCATTTTTAGGAAGAGGGCGCGCTGGGCATTCAGTGTGTCCATTGCGCGTTTGATGCGCTCCTGATAGGTTCGGACACGTTGGAATACCTCTGCGGAATCTTTCTTGGGCTCTTGTTCTTCTTGGTCTTCGTCTTCGTCTTCGTCTTCTAGTTCTTCTGGCTCTTCTGGCTCTTTTCTATCATCGAAAACCATATTGGATGCTTTGGCCGCAGCCACATTGGATGCTTTGGCCGCAGCCATATTGGATGCTTTGGCCGCAGCCATATTGGATGCTTTGGCCGCAGCCATATTGGATGCTTTGGCCGCAATAGGTCGTGAGACAGGTCGTGATATAGGTGCTGAGACAGGTGCTGACACGGGGACAGGCACAGGGACACTTGTAGGGCGCTTCATAGCAACACGTGGGGCAGCAACAGGGGCTTTCACAGGTTCTACAGGTTTTTCCACAGGTTTTTCCACAGGTTTTTCCACAGGTTTTTCCACAGGGTTTTCCACAGGGGCAGGTGCAGGGACTTCTGCAGAGGATACAGGTGCCGCAGGAACGATCACCTTATTTGGTCGTTTGATAGGGACTCTTGCCAAAGGCGCCAAAGGTGCTAAAGGCGCCAAAGGAGCTAAAGGCGCCAAAGGTGCCAAAGGGGCAGAAGGAACCGCAATCGGGGCAGAAGGATCCGCAAGAGCAAGAGGGGCATCAGGTTCTGCGCCACCCTGTTGCTCTTCCTCTTCCTCTTGCTCTTCCTCTTCCTCTTGCTCTTCCTCTTCCTCTTGCTCTTCCTCTTCTTCTTCAGGAATCTCCACCATAAATTCTGCCTCTGCATCATCCCATTCGCTCGATCCCACATCCTCTGTCTCTTCTTCCACTGACATAGGAAAAGGACGGACAATGCTCTTGGGAAACGTAAAATTACAAATTGCACGGCTACGAAAACGATAACTAGAAGGGTTCTTCATCGCAAACGGATCATCCTTGTCTCCCTGTTTCTTCTTTTTTGTCTTCTCTGTTGCCATCTCCTGACTTCGCTCCACGGTATACGCTGAGAGAACATAATCACTCATTTCACATTGGACGACACTATCATGTAACACACGAGGCATATATTCTTCTTTCGATCCACGATAGTAGGAAATCAATCCTGCCAACCGTTTCTGTAGCACCAATTTATTTGTAATGGAGAGGTCGGGCTGAATGAATGTCTTTCGGAATCCCTCATCATCCACAGGGAGACGAGGATAAGACACATACACTTCCTCGCCGATCGGAATCTCTGCGGCTTTCAGTGCCTCTTTGATCGCAGGATACCGTTCACGAATTCCCTCTTGTGCCGTGGGATCATATTCTACCGCGATCTCCTCCTCTGACCCCGTATCGACCCGACGATATCCCTCATGAAACGTAGAAATCAACAGCGTCGCCATCATATGCTGTTTCTCTACATCTACGATATCGATCCGCGGATCCTTCTCCACAATGCCTTTGATCCTCTCAATGATCGCATCATCCGTGGTTCGTAAAGGGACTTCTACGCATTCGGTGTATCCCGCCAACACATTCGCAAGAATACCGAGTTCCTCTGGAAAGTTAATGATCGGGGTTCCCGAGAGACCAATGATTTTACTGTTTCGCGCATCGGTCAACAATTTGTAGAACAAATAGCCACGATTGTATTTTTTGGTAGGGTCCTTACATGCGATCGGATCCCAACGGCCTGGCACCACGGGCTCATAGGGCACCTTCCCTTTTTTGGAGGGCGTCATAAACTGCATTAGATTTCCCTGCATCAGACGAATGAGATTATGAATCTCGTCCACTACGATGACGGCATTATCAAACAGACGGGTCCCTGATTCGTCCGTCTGACACGCATAGGACATGAGCTTTTTAAGGGTAATACCGTTATAGCTGATAAAGGTGATACGCTGATCCATCATTTCGGTCAACTGCTGACGAATATCGGTGCGCTCTTGATCCGACAGCGTCGTGTGATTCGGTTGAAGTGTAAAATCGGGAATCCAGACGACACGCTGTGCTTCTGGTCGTTTCAAGACACGGCCCAGAAACACCTCGGACAGGGACAGAACCGATCGCGCATACAAAAAGGTGATGCCTCCTTCGGATGCAAGGGGCATCTTGACCCAGTGGTTGTTCATGTGAAAATGGCGAAATCCGCAGAATGAGATTTCGGACATGAAATTGGCTCGTAGGGAGAACGGAGTCATGACAATGATCTTTTGGTTAGAGGTGCCATAAATGGCTTCCGCGGCGGCAATGGCAGAGCATGTTTTTCCTGATCCAAGACCATGGTAGACCAAGATGCCACGATAGGGAGACGCCATCCGAATGTATTCGCGGATGAATTTCTGATACAAGAAGGATTCCATCGCAGACCCACTCATTTTCGCACAGGCATTCTCATCGAGAGGCCCTTTGACCTGAGGGTGAATGTGAAAGGAGCGATACTGCTCTTGAATGAATCGATAGAAGCTCTTACGACTTTGTGGGGTATAGTGGACGGTATCGGTCTGGTAGAAGGTCTCTGACTCAATCTTCTGCTCCTCTTCAGGATATCGAAGAGCCGTCTCTTTTCCTTTCACGGCGAGGCGATCCATGCGCTCTAGAATTTCCCGTTGAGGGGCGTGAACACGAGGGACCATATCAGGGGTAGGATTCGGTAGAGCAATGGATGGTGGGGACACTTTCTGTGCTTTGGCTTGTGCTACAACTGGTTTGGGAACGATGGGCAATGCAGGACCCTTTTTGAGAGAGGCATCGGGACGGACAAGGGGATTCACATGGGCCACTTCGGCTTCCGCTACCACTGCTCCTTGAAAGGGTGCACGAAGAGCAGGTGATGGGGAGGGAAGTGTATCACGAATGTCCTGCGGCAAAAGTTGGACCACTTTACTTCGCATAGCGCCACGTGGCTGAACACCTTTGGGCTTAGGATCCGCCATCTAAGAAAGGGGGAGAAACTCCTATGGACAACAGTTAGACACGTAATGTTTCTGATTCTGGTCCTGGGTAGGAAAGCACGGGTTCTTAAAAGCATAATACGTATCGAATGCGGGCAAATAGGAGTTGCCCTGATGATTGACTGGAGGCGCCGAGAGAGACTCAGTAGGGCCGTTCGTATCCGTACAGTCACAGGCGGGGAGGGTGATGACACGGTCTGTGGCTACGGAGCACGCATGTTGCCCCGCTTTCTGGAGAAGGATGGCCTCTGAAGAATACACTTGACTAGCGGAACCTGTGGCGGCCGAGAAGACGCTCGGAACCATCTGCGTCGATCCCGTCATCAGCGTCATCTGTTTTCCTTGACCGCCATAGGAACAAGTGCCATTCGGATTCGCACAACGCTGTGTCGGAACATTCGTGTCGCGATTGTTGTTATATGAAGAGTTCTTGATATACGTAGAAGAGCGAATCTGGGTCTGCCAGGTCAGTGTGCTGGAATCCACCGTCTGGGCACGACTCAGAGTGCGTGTATTCTGTTGCTGTAGTAACTTGGTGATTTGACTGGCATCCATGGTCTACTAGGATACAATAAAAATAGGCAGAATCTTGTTAGAGGGTGCTAGAGGTTAGGTAGCAGATGCTTCCAGGATCTCCAGGGCGAGACGAGATGCCTCTTGTTCCGCCACTTTCTTGTTCCTCGCCGTGGAGACAGCGACCACGCGGTCCATGGGATCCAGGACACCCATGGTAAACATCCGATCATGCGGTGGACCGATCACTTCGATCTCTTTGTATCTCGGCGGGATATGATACAGTGTTTGAAACTTGCGAAGGAGCTGATCTTTGTAGTTCGTGTCCTCAATGATGATCTGGACAAAGTCGATGTGCTCTTCCAAGATGCGAACCAGAAGGTCATGACACTGTTGAAGGCCTCGGCCCGCTTCCTCCTCTTGGAGATAGAGCGCCCCAAACCAGGCCTCAAACATGGATCCCATGATGCGCAGATTATTGCGTCCATCGCACACGTCCTCCATGTGGCGACTCAGAATGATCCAGCGACTCATGCCCACCTCCTTCGCGAGGATTCCGAGTTGCTTGTTGTTGACAATGCGGGACAGGATGCGTGTGAGGAATCCCTCTCCTTGTCCTGGATAGCGCTTGGAGACATAGGACGCCGTAATGAGACCTAGCACGCGATCTCCCAGGTATTCCAGTTCTTCATTGTCACACCGGCGTAAGGGGAGACAGTCTTCTGGTCGTGGAGCCATCGTCATTTCATCTCCATGCTCTTCCTGCTCTTTCCAGAGTTCAGGGCGATCCACATAGGATTTGTGGCAACAGGCCTGCGAGAAGAGGTCGAATTTCTGAATACGGCCCTTCCAGCCATAACGTTTGAGAATCGGGATGACATCCGAGGGAGTGATCTCCCGATTCTTTGGATTCCACGGATAAAAGAGCTTGTTCGGTTCCATCCTGTGTATGTGATCTTTTTTATGGAACAGATCGTATCAATTTTTATGGCGCGATCGTTATCATGTGCATATTTCCGTAGGGCCCTGTAGAATGAAGCCAGGCTCTGTAACAGGTCTTCCAACATCGAATAAACCAGTTTCTATACCAATATCCCTTTTTGAAGGAAAACCATTAACGGATGCCATCTCCGCCCATTCCCCGCCCGCATCTCATGTCACATCTTCTATCGCATCAAACGTAGTAAAAACAAACGCACAAGCCCTATCTTCTGCATCTCCTGCATCTTCTGCATCTCCTGCCCCAGCTCCTGCATCTCCTGCCCCAGCTCCTGCATCTCCTGCCATCGTTTCCTCTATCGATCCTGCGACAGCAGTGGTTGTTGCCGCTCATAGTAATACCGCTTACAGTAATACCTCTCATAGTAATACTTACAATACCGATCCCAGTCCTTCACCACAAAAAAACTCCTATATTGTGCCCGATGACGTATCCTTTGTCAATGTGGGAGGAGATATCTTTGCGATGAAAGAAGACACCCCTCCTATCTCCCTCTTATACAAAGACTATGATACCGTTCCGAGGACCGTCTCTCATCCACGCTATCCCCACGATACGACGTATCTTCTGAGCACCTATATGCAATGGCATGGATGGGATAACAACACCTTTACATTTAAAAATCATGACGATAAAGAAAATCTGATGAAGGTTCTTCGCCAACGAATCAAACAAATTCCTGAAGAAATTGAAGCATATGGTACGCTGTATCCTGCAGAGAAAGATGCATTGTTTCTGTCTCATAAAAGAAAGGTGATTGCTCGTCTACAAGACATTGTAGATACTATCGAACACCCTTCTGGTAGCCTAGAGGTCAAATTCCTCCCCCATCATCGTGATCAATATTTGCTCCTATTGGAAGTGGCATGGCAATTGTCACAGCCGAATATATCCTCTACCTGGAAGTATCATCTAGATGCCATTCATCGTCTTCGTCTACAAGAACTTCCCCAAGAGATCGGAAATATTACAAATGAAACCCTTCTCCAACCTCGTAATGTGTTTGATAAGATTCCTCCACCCACGCACGAGTCTGTTCAAGGACATTCTGCCCTCCAGAATCGGATCAAATCCTTGCTGACCATCCTTCATCTGAAAGATGCGGTAGATGCACCACAGGTAGGGAATGGAAAGCAGGGAACCCATGTAATGCAGGGAGGAGGGTCACACGATGGAAAAATGGATCACCTCTTTCGTCACGCCATGCTCCCCCTCTTTGATCACTTTCGTGTGATGTTTGACCCCATTTATAGCATGCTAGAATCTCATCATCTGATGTCTACCCTCTCCTCTTCTCGTCTCTTCTCCTCACTCTCTTTGCTCTTCTACATGTGCCATCATCTTCATCGACGTTCTTCTGACCGACATGTGGAGTGTGTCTATCGTATTCATCATCTTCCTGCCCACGTCATCACCTTCTTTCAAGAGCAACTTCGCGGAACCCGCTCCCACGTCAAAGGACTCACTTCTTCCAAAAAACGCGAATTTGTCCAACAACTCTCCCACCTTCCCGCAGTCCGCCTGTCGTCCTTGAAGGCAGGCCATGCATCCTTTCAGTTCTATCTACTGAATGAAAATATGACTTTGCCTACGGCACAAGAATGGGTGGACCCAACGTATTCCAACCGCACGACGGCGGTCTACGAATCGATCTCTGATTTTTTTACCGATCGTCATCTCTATATGGTATGCGGAGGAGCAAATCATGTTCCACTTCGTATCCGTGATGTGGACGGACGATCCCTTCGTAAAGATGATGTTCGTGTGGACCCGCTCTACTCTCACCGACTCAATCGGACATCTCTGTTTCTAGATGAGGTCTTTACCTTTGATCCTCATGTTCTCTATCTGGATACGGAGCTCGTGCTGAGTATGCTTCTGTTGTCAAAAGATCAACTGTCTTCCTAGAATGGAGACGGATCCTAGTAAGAAGGTCCAGATCAAAAGCACGCAAGAGCCTCTACCAACGATCTCTTTTCACCGCATCATGCTCAAAGCAAAATACAGTTTTTACAGTGCCGTCGTCTTTTTCTTATTTGCGAATCCCGAGACCGCTCGGGTGTTTCAGCGCTTCTTTGGGTCTACTGTCACGTTTTTGTCCAACGGCGCTCTCACGATGACGGGGATGTTCATTCAGACGATTCTCTTTTTTGTGACGATGCTCTCCCTGATGTTGCTCCCGATGGACTGATAGAAGTGCGACATAGGGGGTTCTTGTATGTGGTTGTGATGCATGGGCGCGATGTTCCCTATGGGTAAAGGGCGTAGCATGGCGATGAGGCGCGACGCGAGCAACAATAGGTATCTTGTGCACATGGGGGGCTATATACTGATGAAGAATGCTCTCTTGAGCTTCTGAATAGCGTAACCCTGGATATTTCTCTTGATACATGTTCATCATGACAATCGTCTCTGCGGTGGCGTCCGTTAGTCGTATAACGCTGTTTGTATGTCGAGTCTTCTCATACGTATTCATGAGATTGTGAAACACATCCGATCCTTTCTGCTGTTCTTCAGCAGAAAAGATGGAATTCCATCCTGCACGAGGTGCCCACTGTGTCATGTATGCTATAAAGAAGACACGGGTGTGGTTTATGCTCCCTGCAGAACACGCTATTGCGTGTCATGCTCCCTGCAGAACACGCTATTGCGTGTCATGCTCCCTGCACCCCCCTTGCGATAAGAAAAGAGAGACCTCTCGTAGACATGAAGGCCATCCATCTCACACTTGTCATTCTTGCACTTGTTCTGATTCTGATTTCTCTCCGACCGGCATCCGAGGGGTTTGAGGGAGACGACATGACCATCATGGTTTTTAAGACCGAATGGTGTTCCCACTGTCAAGCGGCTGCCTCCGAATTTGCAAAACTCCTTGCCTCCTCTCCGATCTCTCTTTCAGAAAACAAGAAGGCGGTGGTTCGTATCATAGATGGAGAGAAAGACACGGACGCCATGGCGCCCTATAAGGATCGAGTCAAGGGCTTCCCGACCATTCTGATTCAAAAGGGAAGCGAGCTCATTGACTACTCTGGCGAGCGAAAGAGTGACGACGTGATTGCCTTTGCGAAGAGCCTGTAAGCCTAAACATCTCTCTCATCACTCTCTATAAGATGAATCCAATGAGTGTCGTGTATGATGATTCCGAGATCACCAGTCTATCCGAAGGCCTCCGCATTCTGCCTACGGTACCCCATCCCTTTTTGCGTATTCGTTATACCCTTTCGCTAAAAGAGTTCCATACTGACCCTGTCTTTTCCCGTCTTGTTCGTCATGAAAACAACGGGGCCTTTCGTCTCACCTTTCCATCCGCATGTGCCTCCGTCACGAACATTCGTATGAACCGTGCCTGTCGCATGGTTACCTATTATCGGGACAAGGAAACACGGTATCTCCAAGAAATCCAAGTCACCCGACATACCCATATTTTTCTCCTCGATTACCCCTCTACGGAAATCACGATCTACATCGAAGATGACAAGGATATTGTGTTGTCCTTTGATTTGTATTTGTCACGATGTTCTAAGCTCTAACGGGGGACGCAAGCGTCCCCCGCACCCCCTCTCCCGTGGGTTTCTTTACGCTCTCCCGTGGGTTTCTTTACGCTCTCCCGTGGGTTTCTTTACGCTCTCCCGTGGGTTTCTTTACGCTCTCCCGTGGGTTTCTTTACGCTCTCACGGGAGAGGGGTGTGGGGACGTTCCGTCCCCACATGGAACGTCTCCACTTATGAAAAAGAATGACGTCTTCTAGGGATCGGCCGTGCTTTCACATAGGACACCGCCGCCTGTTTTCCTTTTTCTAGGATCTGGAGTTTGATCTCCTGTTCCATGGAAAAATCAAACATATCCATCTCTCCCAATTCCATTTGAATACATGGCGAATCATAACATCGAAGTTCTGTATTGATTTTATCGGCATACAGAATGTTGATAGGGCGGGTGACGACTTGTTCCATGGATAGCTCGCCCTCCTCTATTTTTCCCACTGTGCTTCGGATTAAGAGACTCAATGTCTTTTTGTGCTCCTCCAGAGGTAACAGATAGAGGGGATAATTGCTTACCACGGCACCGTCCATATAGTAATGACCCGTCACAGGGCATACGAAGGGCTGAAAATAGAGGGGGACCGACATGGAGGCGCGCACGGCATCGGCCATACGGTAGGTAGGAGTATCCTCAGGGCTAAACATGACAGGGACAGCATCATTCAGATCGGTCACCACCACGCGAAGAGAAGAGCCACAGATGGCCTGCGCTTCTTGAAACGTCAGTTCAGAGGAGAGACCCTTGACATGAAGACAGGCGTGAATGAGCCTCTCTAGACGATCGCCTGTGTCCATACCCATTCGTAAAATCCATCCCGGAACCGAATCCATTTCATTGATCTGAGTGAAATCAAATCGAATACAGAAGTCTTCCATTTCTTCTAGGGTATATCCGATGGAGAGGCACATGGCAAAGAGGGCTCCTGCGGAGACGCCCATCCACTCTTTGATCATGGTGAAAGGAATGTGCTTTCGCAGTTCTAAGAGGGCGCCCACATGGGCCATGCCACATACGCCACCTCCTGAGAGATAGATACGGTGAGGAAACATACTGTCTATTCATCTTGTGGGGCCTTTATCTTGTCGCTTGCGCTTCGTGTCACGCTTTGCGCTTTGCGCTGTGAGAGTTTCCTTTGCTTTGCTCCTCCTTTTCAGATGGATACCCCTCAACTTAATCCAGCAGATCTCTATGACAAACGTAAAATGAAAGATGCATCCCGCCTTCGCGCCTACAATAAAATTCTGGAACAAATCTACCATCGTATTCGGGTCATTTCCAAACTTCCCAACGCACAATGTTATCTTATGTATACTGTCCCCCCCTTCATTCTGGGTCTTCCAAAAATGGACCTGGAAGATTGTGTCGTCTACCTGATCTACCAGTTGCGCCATGCGAAATACGAGGTTCGGTATAGCCCTCCCAATCTACTTTATATTTCATGGATTCATCATGAAAAGTCCTATTTGGTGGAGCAGTCTCCCATCATGATGGCGATGATGGAATCGGCGGAGAAAACCCAGCACGAAATGGAACAAAAAGAGAAAGAAGCCTCACGGTTACTAGCGGGTCGGAAATCCAATCGGAAAGTGCGCATTCAGTCTCCTGGTGAATTTCAGGGTGCGATGAGTTCAATGGGTTCAATGGGGTCCATGGGGCAAAGAAGCACAGGACCACGAACCGCCATTCATACGGTATTAAATCGTCCCCTTGCCCCTGTCGCAGGTCCTCCTCCCCCCTCTGCCTCTCATTATGTCCCCCCTCCAAGCTTCTTACAGTCCGTGACGAATCCACAAAATACGGTTCATGCGCCACGATCCGTCCCTGATTATTTCACATAGAGAGGCAGATGCGACCCCCTTTGTTGCGCATTCGGTTCTACTTGTTTCTGTTTGGATGCATTGGAACACGTCTCCTGTTTACCCTCTGTAGCTACTATGCATCAGGATGGCCCTTGTGTCTATTAGGGCTTATCGCATGTCTTCCTGTGATCGGATGGCTCTTCACGATGTGGGTTACCCCTCGTGATACGGGAATCGAAACCTTGGGCGCCCCTATTTGGTGGAAGTCTCTTCGCCCCTTCCATGGACTTCTATGGGGTTCTTTTGCCTATGCCGCCATGATGGGGTATCCTTCCGCATGGAAGATCTTATTGCTAGATACCACATTGGGATTCGGATCTTTTTTGATTCATCATGCGCAGGAAGGTAACTTGGCCCACATGATGAAGAGTGACGCATAAATAGTTGGATCCTATTCTGCATGAAGAAGGGCGTGGAGCCGTTGAGAAACCACGGGCCCTACTTTCCGTGCGCCTACTTTCACGACCTCCATCTCCTTTACTGTCGCCTTCATGATGCCTGAGAAGGAATGGAAGGTGGTGATGAGGGTTTCGGCCATCTTCACGGATACGCCTGGGCATTGGGCCAGACAGGAAATCGCAAAGTAGGTGGGGTCCGACGCATTTGCCTTTTTCTGAACATGGATTCCGTCTGTGACTTTGATGATGTCTGTGGTGCGCTGGAGAGAGGTTGGATCCTCTTTCCACTGTTCCACGAGGGTATCAATGAGTTCCGCGGTTTCTTCGATGGAAGCGGTTTGCATCACGGGAATCTGGTAATGAAGCGTGAGGCGGTGTAAGAAGGTAAGAAGAGCTTTTTTTGCTAGACGTCCCGTGGAAGAAGAGAGAGATCCCTCAATCACATACATGGGTTGTGCCTTGGATTCATGACAGAATGCCAAGAGACGACCGCGTTGCTCCCGATAGCGACCATCTAGAATGGAGGCTTCTAGGTCACGAATCGATTTGCGCTCGATCAAAATCGCGCCTTCCAAGGGTGCTCCCTCTTGACACCCGATCCAAATGTCGGCTACGGGGAGCGCCTTGATCTGGGGCTCCTCTGCTCGTCTTGCGAGTTGCTCGATGGGTTCCTTTGCTCGGAGCGCTGCAAGCTGTGCGAGTTGCGCAATGAGCTCGGATTCTCTCATATCAACCATAAACATGGTGTTCTATGATAGATATCGTGCGACGGGTTTAGATAGGATATCCTCTCCTCTCTCATCAGAGCCATGGATGTCCTTTCTTCGGGAGAACTGGAAAAGGTGATGAAGAAACACCCTGATCGCATTCCTATTTATGTTCGTCGTGATCCGAATAGTCAAGCGGGCCTACCCGACATCCGCCGTCATAAGTTTTTGGTGCCGTCCCATTTTACGATGGGTCATGTGCTTCATATCATTCGCACGTGGATTTCTGTTCCTCCTCATCAGGCACTGTTTATGTTTGTAGGGAACACCCATCCATCCATTCATAGTCCGCTGATAGAGGTGTATCAGGCGTGTAAGAGCCCTGATCAGTTGCTCTATGTCACGTATACGACGGAGAACACCTTTGGCGGGGGACGCTAGCGTCCCCCGTGCCCCCTCTCTGTGGAGACATTCTGTCCCCACACCCCTCTCTGTGGAGACATTCTGTCCCCACACCCCTCTCCGTGGAGACATTCTGTCCCCACACCCCTCTCCGTGGAGACATTCTGTCCCCAC